TCTAGCGTATCTTTTTTAAACGTACCATGCTCTTTAAAGTTTAGCAACTCTGTTTCTAGCTCTTCATGGCTTTCTTTTAGAAATACAGAATGAGATGCAAAATGCGGTTGCATTTGCTTTATTCGGTAATACTTAGCCTTTATAGCCTTTCTTGTGTTTATATTATAAAACCTTCCAGTTTCCTTTGAGTGTCTTCTAACATAATCTGCTAGCATAACATGACCAGTCTCTTCAATTTTTATATCTCTTGGATGATACATATCTGCTAGCTCAAATAACTTGTCTGCTCCATCCATAGGAGCAACTTGACCTCTAAAATAGTCAAGAACATATATATTATATTCCTTATCTACAGCTATAACCATAATAACAGTATAGTCAGCTTTTACATTTTCGCTTGATGCTGGGTCAACTCCTAAAAAAATATTTACTGGTAACTGAACTCTTCTGCCTTCATCAGTTCTCATAATAAAACTTTGGTCTTTTTCATACATATAACGGCCTTCCCAGTAACGCATATCTTTTTGTTTGAATATACGAAAGCTGTCATCAACCGGAATGTTTTGATACTCTTGGTAAAAATATGCTATATCTCCTTCGGACTTCAATCTTTCTTTCTCTCCCATAAGCCATGAGTAAGGTCTTCTATCGGGCCACAATACCTTTACATTACCTTTCTTATCTGTAAACTCATTGCCTGAGGTTGCAAACTTTCCATGAGGCAAATCCTGTGGGACTGCCTGAAAAAATAAAGACTTCCAACCCTTGACCTTATAATTACCTTCTTTATCATATGCTAGCGGGCCAGCAATTCTGTTTAAGTATGCATCTGTATCTACAATTGTACCTATAAATACAAGCTTTGCATCTCCACTACCCGGAATAACTGCGGCATTAAGCCATCTTCTAAATTTATCCCTTGCAGTAGGGGTAGTGCTATTTGACTCGCCTTCCCCATCGTCAATTATTGTTAGAGTTGGACGATATGCACCATACTTTAAACCACGAACTTTTTGTCCTGTACCACGTATAAGGCACTTACACATAACATTTGGCCTGCCATTTTCATCTATACCGCCTACTATTTCTTTTTCTTCCTTACCCCATATCGGGCCTTTTCTATCTCCAAAGAAGTATTTTATCTTAGGATTAAATTCAATCTCGTTACCAATTGCTTCTAGGTTATACTTTGACTGCATTTCAGATTCTGAAATCAACAAGAGAAACCTTTCTTCACCAAAAAGTATTCTATGTAAAGGATATATTAAATTTATAAAGGTAGACTTAGCATGGTCTCTAGGCGCTACAACAGCTAGCTTATCTCCGCTATCCATGTCAATTAGGGTTTTTGCTATTTCTCTATGAAAATCAGGTGATTTAGACCTACAATGATAATGCATAGAGTTATCAGGGTCTCCAAACAATACTTCAGCAAATGTAAATATATCTAAATACATTGCTTCTAGCATAGATTGTTTTGTATCAGCTTTCCCCATGTTCCCCTGTAACGTTTTGTAATAAGCTCAATTGTTCTTTATACGAATCTACTTCTTCTAGCAATTCAAGAATAAACTTAGCAACTTCACCATCTACAAAATACTGCTCATTATCAATATTTATCAAGCCCGGCTGAGATGTGTCTATGTCTTTACTCTTGGACTCTTGATGATGTGTGAATTTCTTCGTTTCTATTATCTTTTGTGCCATACGTTGTTTCCGCAATAGATTTTCTTACAGTAGCTAATTTTTTAATATCACCATCAGATAATGCAAATACGCCTTCTATTTGTTCTTCTTTCTTTTCTTTGGTAAGATGACCAAGCATATCGCTTACTCTGTTTAATGCATTTAGCTTAGTAGCTGGAGGTATATCTATATCTTCAATAATATTCTTATATTGACTTGCAACATAATCATCATCCATTCCTAATGCACTTAGCTTGTCTCTCATATTCATAGCAATGTATTCCCTTATGTGTTTTCTTTTTAATATACCCATACCACGACGCAATGCTTGCTCAGGGTTATTATCTTTATAAATTGACTGGTAAGCAAGAATAATAGACTCAGAATCCCACATTCCAAGCTTATCTGTCTTGCCTTTTAAAAACAAAGCATCTACAAATGTCCTCTGTTTTGCAGTTGGTCTTACGTTTTTTATTAAATCTTTTCCAAAATAGTATTTATCACGATAATAATTTGGTTGTTCCTGAGCATATACGTGTTTTTTGTGGACACCGCACTCACCATATCCAGTGCGAATAAAAATATAAGACTTTTTAACATTCGAAGGGTTTTCTTCCCTTCTTCCAATAACCTGAATAACCTTTCCATCCTGAGTTTTTATCCAATCACCTACCTGCGCGGTTCTCCAGTCGTCTATTGGTGTTATATTTTTTTGCTTAGCCTCATCTTCAGTATAAACATCAAATGTCTTTCCTCTACATTCAATCTTCATTACTTAACAGGTACTTCATTAAAATAGTATTTATATTTTCTAAATTTGGAAGGTTTTTTCTAAACTCAGAAGGAGCAGTAATATCAAGACCAGACCTCATAGTAGATAACCTTGCTTCTTTAATATCTTCAATTCTGTCTTTTATATTAAAATCAACATCTTCCGCAACTGGTAAATAGTTCATTCTGTTTAAAAATGGAGCTAATGATGGATTTTCAACATAATCAGTACCTTTTCCTGAAGTTATAAGCCTAAAAGCAGCTAAAGGGTCATACTCCATTCCGGCTCTTTCCATATTTTCTTTTAACATATTTATAGAATCTCGCACTGCCTGTTTTTCTTCTTCTCTTTCAAACCATTGCCCAGTTAAATCTAATAAAGCATTATCAGACATTCTTTCTGCATGACCTCTTTCGTGAGCCAAAGTCATATCGTACATCATTTTCTCTACTGGGTCAACTGGCGCTTGTGGCATAAAAATATCTCTATTTTTTACAAATCCTTTTACATTTTTATAATCATCTCCTGAGTAAATATCCATTACATCTTGAACATTAACTTCATCTCCAAACTTTCCTCTATTTCTATTTGTCATTCCAAGATTTTGTAATTTATCTTGATAGTTTTTAATACCTTTATCAAGAGCTTGACGAACATTAGTTTCATCAGCGCCAGATGCAACGCTTCTATCTATTCTATCTTGGTATGAACTTTCAAGATTTCTTAGGTTTTGCAATGTTTGGAAAAATTCTTCCCCTTTTTCTTTTTGTTGTGTTCTTCTAAAATCTGAAACTGCTTTTTGTCCCTGAGGAGAGTCTTGAACCCTATTTATCATATTTTTCATTGTTAATAAATAATCTCTAGGAGAAAATTCATTATCATTTTTTGATAAATAAGAATTAAGTATATTATTATCTGGTTGCATTACTAGGCATTACGTACTTTTCTAGCAATTGACTTGCTATACGTAGCTTTTCTACGTGACCTAGCGTTTGCAACGCGTTTTCTTCTATTTGTACTAGCTTTTTCGGAGGGAGAAAGACTTTCTCTAACAGATTTTGGCAGATAACGACCTCTTTTTGACTTTGGCTTCTTTTTATCGCCCTTTGATACATAATCCCACTTTTGGTCGCCCCATTTTTTAAGCTTATTTCCGGATGATTTCTTTCCAGAGTAGGTTCCGCCAGCATCTTTGTAGTATTTAACAGCAAGTTGCATAGCTCTGGCAGAGTGCTTTCCGCCCATTTTGGCTTTTGCCCTAGCTTTTGCTCTAGCCCACTTTGCGGGGTCTTTCTTTTTTGCTGTTCCTTTCACTATTTCTTCTTTTTCTTAGACTTCATAATTGCTTGCTGTAACTTTTTTGGTAAAGTTCTCTGCTTAGCACTTAATATAGTTTTTTTTTACCTTTTGGCATTCTTGGTTTAGCTTTTTTTGGCTTACTCATTTTTTTATAACCTTTTTTACCCGGCATGATATTCTCCTATTTGGATTTTTTATGTCTGTTTGCAAAGTTTCTAGCGGCCTCAACAGAACCAAAGCCCCAAGCTTTTAATGCTAGCGCTTTTCTTGTTGGTCTGCCTTTTGAATCTTTCATTGGCCCTTTCATTCCAGCAAATCTTGCAGCGAAAGAAACTCTTCTTGGATTAGTTCCGCTTTTAACAGGTGCTTTTAAAGTTCCGCCAGTCTCTCTTTTGTAGCTAGCTCTGCCTTTAGCATTAAGTCCGCCCTTGGGATTTTGTCCCTCTTTGCGTCTCCATGCTGCGCTTTTGCCTTTTCTAGCACTTGTTCTTTTTCTGATTCGTTTCATTAAAGCGGTAAATTGTTTTTATCCTCTACTTTGAAAGATACATACTCTTTACCCGATTGACCAACCTTTTTCCATCCTGCAACCTTAACTTCTCTACCACCAACTTTACCTTGGCCTGTATAGTCTGGCTGAGTGTCTTTAGTTTTGTTATCGTTGTCAAAAATAGTGAATGTATCATCTTTTATTTCGTATGGCATTGTTGCTCCTGATTTTGTTAAAAAAATAATTTTAGCCCCTGTTCGAATATACTTCAAAGTAAATTAGTTGGCAAAGCAAAAAAGGTTGAGTTCGCAACCTAAGGTTTACTTAACCTAAGGTTTTTTATACCTAAGATATATATACTTCTACTTCTTCTTCTACTTCTATATGCATGGCAAGGCCATAGCTAGGCTATGGCAAGGCTATAGCTAAGCCATAGCTTAGCCATTAAGTGTTGATATTGTTGAGGATAAAAGAATGTTAAGTAAAAATAAACAATTGTTTTTTTCTATTCTCTTTTCTTTTATTTACTTTTCTTTTCTTTTCTATGTGTTTCTACGTGTAGAAACTATATCTAAAAATTGTGCAAAAAATGGATGTGAGCTACCTTACTATAACGCACCCCCCTACCTACGCGTTACGCGTTGGGCATTTTCGTTGAGTACGCGTTTCGCGTCTGCGCAAGGCTGTCTACCCTACGCGTACGCTGACCAGTATTTATGCCCTGTTTAGCCGACATTAACCGACGATAATGGGCTTTTGTTCTAGGTTTTGCTAGCATAACTTGGTAAATTTGGGTTCTGCCGACGGCACTGGGTCGACGGCTTGACAAACGGCGCTTATGCGCTATAATAACACGCGAAGGAAACACCCCTTCGCGAAGGAGACAAATCATGAGTATTTCTATTATCACACTAACCGACGGCGTAGTATCCAAAGGCGATGTAAACACCCTAGCTAGCACCGAACGCGTAGATATTCCTACGCCCGAAGAAGAGCAAGCTCTTCTCGCGTATGAGGAACACTTTCGCCAACCGGAACTAGCTAGCTTTGTCCAGAACGCGCAAGACCACGCGGTAATTACACCCGCCGTCTATGACTTCGAAGACGAACTACAGCGCCGAGAAGAGTCCGACGTACCGAACGCGCTAGACCACGCGATGAATAGCGCGCTGTCTAACGGCTTTACTATCGACGAGAGTAGTGACGGCAACACGCGTTGGAATCACCTCAACGCGTAGACTGTAGCCGACAGAATACACAACCAACCCTAGATGGTCTTCCCCTAAAGGGGAAGCTAGGTTCGATTCCTAGCTAGGGTTCAATGCTAGAACGTCCTATAACGACGGCATAGAACACCCTAGCACAACTAAAAACCATAGCCGTCGAAATGGAGTAAACACCATGAAAGACTTTTCAACACCCTGTATTACACCCTGCTACTATACCGACGACATAGTAGTTGCTGTAGAAATCACCGAGGATAATTTTACCTTCATAAGAAACCTCGTCGGCTTTTCAAAGGATGATGTAACTAGGGACGAGGTTAAAGCAAGGCTTAGTATCGACTTACTAAACCAAATTGCCGAGAGGAATTGGGTTTCTCACTACCATGAAGGCCATTACTACACCGACATGGAGAATAGACTCTTTATAGAGTCTTTTGCCGGATGGAAAGCTGATGCTTTCGAGTTAGAGGATGCCTTGATTTCATTCGACGGGTTGAAGTGGAGAATCTCTAACGACGAAGGACAAGAAATTGTCCTTGATGATTGGAGTAAAGACCGACCATTTTTAAGATGGGTTCGTAATTCGAACCAACCATTTAGCGTATAAAACGCTAAACAATCGACAACAGGTAAGGTTTCTAGCTTTGAAACGTAAGTGAAAAAGCTAGTAACCTTAACCAAACAGGAGACAAAATGGAAGAATATATGATAAAATATATTATCGACGTATTGAAGAGAGTAATAGCTAGCTGTGAGAGACTTATAGAGTGGTACTCTACACTTCAAAACATAAAAGAAAATCCATCGGATACCAAGTGTAATTGCGGTGATGATAATCACTGCAAATCCTTTGGTCAAAAGATGGCAGAAACAGAAATAACGTCTGAAATAAAAGTATTAAAGAGAATCTTTAATAATTTATTTGACACTATGGAGGTAAAATGAACATAAAACAACAAATGAAAGATGCGCTAATTTTCATACCGAATGAAATGAGTGATTGGGGTTATCAGCTATGGAATAATTTCATATATGGAAATTATAGCGAAATAGACTACATTAACTGTCTAGAAATGAGGAACGCGAACAATAGAAAACAAAGAGCCTTTGTTATCAATAACTACACAAGGCTTCTAGCCTTGGAGTTTGATTGTTCTTATGGGTACGCTCAAAAGGTCATAGTTAGCCTTTTTTCAAAAGAAAAGCTAGAATCAATAACCAGTCAGTTTATTAATGACATAAATAAAATGGAGAGTTAACGTGAAAATAATAGAAAAAATCGTCGAGGTTTTATCCTCGGATGCGCTTGGCAATTTTATAATTGCCTTTGCTTTAATCGGCCTAGCATTACAAATACTACGAGCCGTCCTTTAATATTATTTCTAGCTTTTCAGCTTTTTATGAAAAAGCTAGAAATAATAAAACAATCAACTAACCGCCGAAATCGGCAGAAGGAAAACCATGTATAACAGAAATGAACTCAATGCAATGGCTCATGGCAGAGTCAAAAAGTTGGCTATTGCCAAGGCAAAACAACGTGGAGAAAAGTCTAGTTGGATACAGACGACTCCAAAAGACAAGCTAGTTGACTATATTATCGACGGCAATAAACCCAAGGACGAAGTTCCTGTTCCAACTCCTACTCCTACACCTAGTCCATCACCCAGCCCGCAGCCCGCTAGCACAGGAAGTCTGGAGGATATGCTAGCCGACAAGGTAGCAGAAAAGCTAGGTGATGACATATACAGCAGAACCGAGAAGATACAGGGAGACCTTATCGAGGCTTTCAGCGAACAGACCGACGAACTGTCAAAGAAAGTAGACAAAAAAATCAATTCGTTACAACGTCCTGTAACAGTCTACATTGACGACGTAGAGGTAAAGACTGTGTCAGGTCTTAAACACAAACAGTTTCCATTCGTGCTAGAATGCTTGAAACTCTTCAAAAGAGTTTGGCTTTGTGGCCCAAGTGGTACTGGAAAGTCATACCTTGTCGAACAATGTGCTAGAGCATTGGGTTTTTCCACCGACCAAGGAAACTACGAGTACCTCAAAGGCTCGGCGGGTGTGACAGAGTCACATATGACAGGCAGAATGACATTCGATGGTACTTTCATAGATGGCTCGGTATCTAGGTCGTTTCGTGATGGTAGCTTTCTATGTCTTGACGAATTCGACGGATTCGATGCAAATGCCGGCCTAGTGTTCAATAGTGTGCTAGATAACCAAGGCATTCTAGCTACACCGAACGACAAGGACAATCCATTTGTCACCAAGGACGACAACTTCCATGTGGCTGTAGCGAGTAATACATGGGGAGACGGAAACGACTTTGATTTTGCCGGACGTGGTCAACTAGACTTGGCAACTCTAGACAGATTGCAAGCGGTCAAGGTTTATGTGGACTATGATAAAAACATCGAAAGAGCGTTATCCGGCGAACATCAGTATTCTTCGACTATGTCAGCCTGTCTATGGTCGCTCAGAGAGAGATGTAACAAGAACCATGTCCGCCGCACAATTAGCACAAGACTTTTTCTCGACGGACAAAAATGGTTGCTAGCAGGCAAGTCAATCAGCTTTCTACTCGACATCATTACAACAGGATGGACGAAAGAGGAACTTGATAAGGTCAACATCAAAGAACTAAAAAGGGAGTACAAATAATGGGGAATATTTACAACAATATACTCGAACCAAAAATCATCAACGACAATGATGAAGGTATCCATGCGGTTATTCATATGCCGGACATGAGAACCATGCTAGATTGTATCTACGAAACAAAATCCTTTTGGCACAACAATGGTGCGAAGGGTAGCGACAGGGAAACTTGGACTTATGGCAACCATGTCGTCGGTAGAGACAACCTCAAGCGAGCGCTAACCATCGGCCAATCATCCGACAACATGATACAGTTGTATCAAAAAATGCGCTCCGAAATTGACATGGATGCTAGAATATCCAAGTTCGTAGGCAAGGGTCTATCATGCAAGCGTAAGAGGGTTATTCGTGATGACGGAGACGACTTAAGCATGGCTAGACTTATGGGCGGTCAAGACCAGTACTGGTCTACCACAGTACGCCAATCACAGCGCGCCAATGTTCGTATTGGCATGAACATGGCAATCTCTTGGCAACACAGAGAGGAGGATTTTGCTAGGCTGGGAGCCACGCTAGCTTTGATTAGTGATGTCCTAACTAAGATGGGTTATGCGGTAGAGGTTATTGCATACAACTTTGTGCAATACAACGGACGTAACGATTGGAAATACTTTGGTATATCCATACCAATCAA